CGGGTCAGTCCAAAATTACTGGTCGGTCTTCAGTTCGTCTGAAGCCTGTGATGGACCTCTATAACGAGGTCGTGCGTGGAGCTGTGGACCCTATTCGGGCTCACAATCGCTTCATTCACTATCACAAGGATACACTTCTCTCCTTGACGCGCCTTAACAAGAACACTTCTTTCAACTTCTTCCTCCCCCCTGAAAGGGGCGGTTTAGGTATGGAGAATCTGGCTCTTGAGAAAGCTAAAAAAATCAAAGTGACTTCTTTTCAACGTCGCTTCGCGTCTTTCCTGATGGAAAAATATCTCGAATCTGTCGCTACTCATGATGACCCTGGTAAAGGCCCTCTTGGCCTCGTCCAGAAAACAAAGACAACTTCTGCATTGTCTATTCGTCATCGTCCTCCCCTTCATATCATTCCTCTTTATGGACCTCTCCGGTCCACTGAGTCTATTCATAAACCCAAACTTTATTTTCCCCCTGCTCTTGCGCTTAATATTGATCCTGAACGTCCCGAACTCACAGTTCGACTTCCTAAAAAGTCTACCATGACTAAGTTCCGTTCAAAATGTTATCAACGCATGAGCACGAAGGATATAATGTTCTGGCCATATCGTCTCGCAGAAGAAGTCTTCTTTAATCAAAAAGAGACTCCCGCTTTAGTTCCTTTGGAAGGATTCGAAACAGTTTCATATGGTGAAGACCTTTGGTCTCATCACGTGAACTGGGATCGGGTTCTTTCCTAAGGCTAGAGCCGACGCCACCCGAATGTGTGGTTAAACCATTCATGGGGTTCTAGTTCGGACTTCCCTTCTCCTAAGGTAGAAGTCTCGCCCAAAACGGTGTTGGTCTCTCTCGAGAGATTGACTCAATATTTCCGTGCTAAATTGTTATCAGATATCAACTTAAATCTGTGACATAAATGCCGACAGACTGCACGGGTGTTCTGGAACTAGGATGTACAGTCGCGTCTCTTTTGATGGACGGGATCCCATACATCATCAAACTATTTCAAAATGAATAAACCAAAAAATTATTATAAAAATCAGAAAGTTGCTAATAACAACAACATGAAAACTAGCAAAGCCAATGTGGCTACTGCTAAAGCACTAACAACTCGTGTGCCCAAGATTACTAGTAATCGGAATTCGAGGCGTATTGTTCACCGTGAACTTGTTGGTTCCGTTTCCGGATCCGTCGCGTTCACTGCGAACTATTACGCTCTGAATCCTGGC